CTAGAGGACTACGCTGAGTGGGTAGAAAATAAAATGATTACCTCTGGTGATAAAAGATTCTTAGAGAATACTATGGGTTTGATAGGAGAGACAGGAGAGTTCTTTGAGAAGCTAAAGAAACATAAGAGAGATGATACACCCTTAGATAAGCAAGGTGTTACACTGGAAGCAGGAGATATGTTCTTTTATTTTATAGGCTTACTAAATCATTTAGATATAAAGCTTGATGATGTAATAAAAGAAAACATGAAGAAGCTAGACAGTAGAGAGAAACGTGGAAAATTAAAAGGATCGGGAGATTACAGATGAACATACCAAATGTAGAACAGGACTATGGGCCAACACTAGAAGTTTCAAAATGGATTCACGAGGAGAAGTACAGAGGGCAGGGTGAAACATTTAAAGATGCAATGACTCGTGTTGCAGAAGCTCTTAAAGATAATGAGAGTCACTTCAACAACTTCAGAACGATATTGTACAACCAACGCTTCCTCCCTGCAGGAAGGGTTCAGTCTGCAATGGGAGCACCAAGACGTGTAACTCCTTACAACTGTTTTGTGTCTACAACTATTGAGGACAGCATGGACGGTATCATGGATGCCGCAAGACGTGCAGCGGAAACAATGAGATTAGGTGGTGGTATCGGATACGACTTCTCTACCTTACGTCCTCGTGGTGCAATGATTAAATCTTTGGAGTCTAAATCTTCTGGTCCTTTATCTTTCATGGGTATCTTTGATGCAGTATGTAAGACAATAGCTTCTGCAGGTCACAGACGTGGAGCACAGATGGGTGTCCTACGTGTTGATCATCCTGACATTGAAGAGTTTGTTACAGCTAAGAACAACATGACTGCCCTCACAGATTTTAATATTAGTGTTGGTGTTACTGACAAGTTTATGACAGCCGTAAAAGAAGGTACTGACTTTGATCTAGTGTTTAACGGAGAGGTACGTAAGACAGTCGATGCTCGTGCTCTCTGGGATAAGATCATGAGAAGTACTTGGGATTGGGCTGAACCTGGTATTCTTTTTATTGACAGGATCAACAACAAAAACAATCTACATTACTGCGAAACAATAGCGGCTACAAATCCTTGTGGTGAACAACCCCTTCCTCCAAACGGTGCGTGTCTTCTTGGATCTTTTAACTTGGTTAAGTACGTTGTGGATCATGATGGTAAGTACGTGTTCAACATGAACCAACTTCGTAATGACATTCCTCACGTTGTCAGAGCAATGGACAACGTTGTAGATAGGGCAACCTACCCACTGAGAGAACAAGAGCTAGAAGCTAAAAGCAAAAGACGTATGGGTCTTGGTGTTACTGGTGTGGCTAACGCTATTGAAGCTCTAGGGTTTCATTATGGCAGTGAAAGATTCTTGCAGACTTTAGAAGAAATCATGGGAGTTATAAGAGATGTAGCTTACACAACTTCTGTTGAGCTTGCTATTGAAAAGGGTGCTTTTCCTTTGTTTACTCAGGCTTACCTTGACTCTGGTTTTGCAAAGACGTTACCAGATAACATACGAGAGTTAATAAGTAACTACGGTATTCGTAACAGTCACTTGTTATCTGTAGCTCCAACAGGAACTATAAGTTTGTCAGCAGACAATGTTTCTTCTGGTATTGAACCACCTTACAATCTTTTTTATGACAGAAAGATTCAAGAGTTTGACGGTGAAAGAACTGAGAGAGTAGAAGACTACGGCTATCGTGTCTTTAAAGTAGAAGGTAAAACAGCTAACGAACTGTCAGTGTTTGACCACGTTAAAGTTCTTAATGTTGCTTCTAAGTTTGTTGACTCTGCTTGTAGTAAAACCTGTAACGTTGGCGATGATGTATCCTGGGAAGACTTTAAAAAGATTTACATGGATGCCTACGATGGCGGTGCTTCTGGATGTACAACTTTCAGAGCGTCAGGAAAACGTATGGGAATACTTAGCTCCTCTTCCTCTGAAGAAATAGTAGATGAAGATGTCATTGAGGAGACACAAGACTTTGTAGATGAAGGTGGTGCTTGCTACTTTGATCCTGCAACAGGACTGCGTAAGTGTGAATGAGTATACCTCATGTAAGAAGAGAGATTGCTCCTAGATTTGGGAGCACTCCCTCACCCTGTGAAAAAGTTTGTGAGATAGGTGATGATGGTTTATGTCTAGCTTGTAAAAGAACTATTGACGAAATAAGGAATTGGCCTATAATGTCTGACTATGAGCAACAACTTCTACTATGCGAGCTAAAACGGAGGCAGTATGTACAGAAGAAAATTTAGAGCAGATGTTTATAACGAGGTCAACGAACCTTCAAAGCAAGCCCTTATAAAATATTTAAAATCAGAAGGGCATGAGATACTATCAACAGAAGAAGATTATAATGCTGATGTTGTTTCAGTCAAGGATGGTAAAACTTATTACCACGAGGTTGAACGTAAAGCACAGTGGGGTGAAGACTACTTAAGTAATAGAGGGTTTACTTTATTACCAGATAGTCGATGGCCTTCTCAATGGGAAGAAGTTAGAATCCCAGGAAGAAAACAAAGATTAGTTAAAAAGTATCAAGACGAAATAGATAACTTGTTTTTCTATGTTCTCAACTGTGAGTATACTAAAGCTTGGAAAATAAAAGGAGTTCAGATGACTGATGATGTTATTAAGAAACCTTCCTTTGCAAGAGTTGACAGGCGAGAAACATTCTATCACATACCCTACACTGAAGCAGAATTAATTATTATTGATAAGGAATAGTAATGCAGTGGGGAGAGATGAGTTCGTGGTACTGCGAAAAGTGTGGTAACCTTTTAGATGATAATGATGAGTGTGGAGAGTGTTTGAGTATTGATCCAGTAAATAAACCAATACATTACAACCAATCAAAGTTGGAGTGCATTGAAGCCATTGAAGCTATGACAGAAAATATGTCAGGTGCTATTGCTCCTCACGCTGCTAACGTTCTTAAGTATATGTGGAGGTGTGAACAAAAGAACGGTCTAGAAGATATAGACAAAGCTATCTGGTACTTAAACCGTCTTCGTAAGAGGTGGGTTGAAAAACATAAATGAGTAAAGATAATAAAAAAACCCTTGAACAAGAAGCTCAAGAGTTCATAAAAGAAGAGATTCCTACTGGTGATATACCAAGTAGGGATTACTTTGCAGGTGCTGCACTGTCTGGTTTGCTAGGATCTGGAAAGTATCTACGATCAGAAGAGATTGTAAACCAAGCATACAAGTACTCAAAACTTATGCTTGAATATAAAAAGAGTAGAGATAAATCTTCTTAAACTAAAACCCTCAGTTAAGTCTGGGGGTTTTTTTTTATTCTATCCCTAGCCTTTTACCTGTTCCTCTAATATCTTTCTCAAATCTTTTTACCATGTCTTCAAGAATGTAAAGTTGATTTACATCTAGATCAAACAAATCTTTTTCAGAAACGTCAAAGTATGTCATAGCTTTTCTTAAACTTGCTTTTGAACTTGCACCTTTTATAGAGAAGATAAGACTTGTTTTCTTTTCGTCAGGATCTAAAGATTGTTTAAGTGCTTTTTTAGTGTTTGTATTAGCTACCCTCAAGATAGCTTTAACAGAGTTTTGTTTGTCTGTTAGAGACATACTATCCCAATCATTATTATAAAGAACAACATCAGCTAACATTTCTATCTGAGGTCTTACATATTTATTGTAATGATTGATAGCTTCAGGAGATTTGTTTCTTATTCCTGTGTTCCACTCAGGTCTACCAATATCGTTAAAAAGTTTTTGAATCGTTGAAGAAGGTTGAACCTCTCGATACCCTACAATTTTTCCTATGGGTACAGGTAAAGGTTCGTTTGACAAAGCCTTTTCTTTTTTATCTTTACCACCTTTACCTACTATTTCTCTTGCTCCTTCAGCATCTACAAGATCAGTTACATAATCAAAGATTTCATCTGTGTATCTCAAGGAATCATTAATCCATTTAACTCCTTGCTTCTTATCTACTACCTCGTAGTCTTCTCCTCTAAGCATAGCAAGTGTTTGATTAACTGGTTCAAATCTTCTTGTAAAACCAGATGCGTACTGAGATACAATCTCACCTAAAAATTGTCCTGTTAAGTCAAGAACTTCTTGGTCTTCAAGTTCTGCCGCTAACTGAAAACCTTTTATTACTGCACCATATGAATCACCAAAGTCTCTTGTTAAAGCACGAGTACCAAAGTTGTCACCAAAAGCTTTGAGTAATTCTTGAGGAACTGCACGATCTCTGACTAAGTGTGCTCCCATTCTACCCATTAACATTGGAACGTTACGTGGATACTCGTAAAGATAACTTACTACTGCACCAGAATTATCTCTGTCTTCGTACCAAGCAAGACCTTCTTCTAGGTTTTGCATTTGTTTATAAGTTCCTATAGCAAGAGCACTGTATCCTACTGCTGATTTAGTTACTAGATCTAGAGTGTCTCTCTTCTGTGCAGCTTCTCCACCTGCTCTTACTACATATTTGTTAATCAAACTAATACCAGAGTGATCAAACATAAAAGCTACACTGTTGTTCCAGAACTGTCCAAAGGGTGCAAGAACCCCTAGCCCTGGAACGTTTCTTACCTCCTCTATTCCGTTGGCTAACTTCTGCAAGTAACCATCATTACCACCGTACTTCTTTGAGAAGGTATTACGTAAAGCATCTTGAACTGCTTTAGCTTCTATCTCTGCAAACTCTTTAAACATTTCTGTTCCAGGTCTTGATAAATACTTTACTAACTCATCATCCTGCAAGAACTCATTAAAAGTTTTTCCGTATTTTATTCTTATTTGTTTATCTATGGCATACGCAAACTCTTGAGTCTTTGTAATAAAGTCTTGAGCTTTAACAGCGTATAGAGTTTCAAACATTTCATTAGTTTTTTGAATAAAGTTTTTACTTTTTATTTTGTCGGGGTTCATTTCAAATTCGTCAAGAATACCTTTGACTTCAACACCACCATTAAGATACCTGAATATTTCTTTTTGTGCTTCTGGTCTTACAGCCATGTAATCTAAGATTGTATCTTTTGTTCCATAAGGATCAACCATGTTTCTGACCTTCTGCCTTTGAAGATCCATCATAGACACAGCTAGTTTTTTATATTTAGCAGCGTTCTCTACATCACCTACAACAGTTTTAGCTAGAGCAGTACCACTATACAAACCTGCTCTTATCATATCGGAGATACTTTGATTTATAGTAGCAGCTTTCCAACCAAATATGTTTAATGCTGTTGTTCCAGGGTGTGTAATAATAGATCTTATAAGAGCACTTTGAAAATCTACTGCTCCTGTTTTTACTTTTTCGTAAGTAGTTTTATTAACAGGATCTAGAATAGCATCTGCTACTTG